AAAGAGGCTCCCTCACGCACGCAGGAGACTGAGCAGCCAAAGCCTCCTAAGAAAGGTATGCCAGCCGACCAGCAACCCAAACCTTCACAGCAGAAGCCTGGTGGATTTCCAACCGGAATGCCTGGGAACTTTGGTGCTCCACAGGTTGAGCAGGTACTTACGAAAGATGAGTTGATACGGTTACTGGTAGATAAGCGTGTGTTACCTGAATACCTAATCAACGATGAGCGTGTGAGCGTGTATGACAGTGAGGTTCATCTTACCAAGGAGAATCAGGAAGATGATGTTAAGTTTATCTGGAGTAAAGGTATCCTAAAGGAAGTCAGGGTTAATCCGATAATTATACATTCTACTCTACCACAAGATTCTACAGGTTCTATAATTTCCGATGCCTTGGAAATCCAAGATTCTGGTGCGGATAAGATATTAGAGTATCTGAAGCAAAAAGAGACTGAGATATTCGAGTCCAAACGTGATATCAATGGCAAGCCTATCCCTGAGGGGGAGGTAGTCAGAGGAGCCAGTGTTACCAGAACCACCATACGGGATGAGATAGAGCGTTGGAAGAAGCATCCTGTCCTGTCACATTATGTTCCAACAGATGAAGAATTAGAAAAGTTGTTATCAGGAGGTAAGTAATGCCATCAGCAGCGGAAATTTATCTGCGTAGAATTTTGGATTTGGTGGAAGCAGGATTTACAACCACTCCCATTCACATTGAAATTGCCGATGAAGACCAAAAGGATGCTATAACAGGAGCAATGGTAAGTATAGAAGTGATTCACCATGAGGTGCATGAAGGTGAGATGTTCTATGCTGAGCATGTTAACACAAATGTAGCAAATGCTGTTAGCTTAGATATTCTCATAACCACTGGAGCAAAGTATGACCATATAGTATTCAATTTGGGTGTTGGAGGGCAGACATTAGTATATCTGTATGAAGGTCCTAATGCCTCTGGTGGAACATCGGTCCCGATATACAACATGAATCGTCCATCAGCCAATGCTCCGTTGTCCATAGTCACTCATACACCATCTGTAGTCGCAACTGGTTCTGTTGCTCTTGTGAACGGAAGGCTGTTAGCAGGAGGAACAAGTCCTCAAACTCGTGTTGGAGCAGGTGTGCGTGCTGGTACAGAATTTATCCTCAAGCCTAGCACAAAGTATTTGATTAGAGCTACTAACAACAGTGGTGCTGGGATTGCTATAAATATCGCGCTAGAATTCTATGAAGAAGCTGTTAATGCGTGATGGAAATAGTTACTAAGCAGTTCCCGATAGATGATGCTTCTAAACAGACACTGATAGATATTCGCATATCTATTTTCGGAGATGATTCCGCAGGTCTTGCGGAAAAGGTGTTCACTGGAGATATTTCCGTGGGACAGTTCGAGGAATCCATGAAGAAGCTAATACGGGAGTTGCATTCCTCGGTCGCAGCGATAGGTAAAGGTGGTTGGAACGAGATGACCTGGCAAGATTGGGGAAGGCTTGGTCCTCAGTTGAAAGAGCAATATAGATATTTGCACGGATTTGCCGAGTATATTACAGCTAACAAGGATACAGTATCGCTTGAGTATCTGAAGGCTAGAGCAGGTATGTACGGAAATGCCACTCACTCTGCAATCATGATGGCAGTAGGTATAGAGATTTCCAAGATGTTGCCATGGTTACCAGGTGACTTATCTACGGAATGTGGTGGGAACTGCAAATGCCGATGGTTACTATCAATTATAGGCACGTCCGAAACTACTAACACAGTCCAAGCAGTATGGAGACTCACTCCCGCAGAGCACTGCGAGACCTGCGCAACAAGGAACGGGCATACGGTTATGTTTGAGTTAGATAAATCAATTCCTGTTCCAGAGATGATAGGATTCAGATAGGAGTAATACTATGAAACTAATACTTGTAAACAAAGGTGGTAGTGGTTCAGGAGACTTTGGTCATTCAGGACGACCTGGTCAAGTAGGAGGTTCATCTGGAGGCAAGGGTGGTGGAAGTAGGTATGGCATGCCGAGAGGTCTCAAACCAGGAAATCCCAGTTATCGTGCTGGTGCTGCAAAGAAACTGACTGATGCAGAGATTGATGATGCACAAAGTGCTTATGATACTGGCTTCAGTAGTAGGACCAAAGGTATCAAGGCATATGCTAGACAAGGGTTAGAGCATCCCACAATAAAAGCAATAAGAGAGAAATATGCCAAAATTATTCCGGATTATGAGTTGACTGCATTTGCTGTTTATATCACAAATGCTAAGATGAATGGAGCATTGTTAGGTATGGCCTCCGGTCCCTTTACTACTTATGGTCAACAGGCATGGGATGAATTTATTTCAAATACCGAAATTGGACGCACTATATATCACAGGATGCGACCTAATACACTGCACAATTGGTCTTTAGCAGTTCAAGCCATAGATGATTTTGCCAAGGATTAATAATGATTGCTGCTTACATGATTTTGCATTATGGCATAGAGTGGTTAAAGTGGTCTGTTCGGTCAGTTATAAGCCAGGTAGATGAATTTCACATATTTTACACACCTCGTCCATCGCACGGATTTGATACTAAGTATCAGAATCCAGAGACTAGAGAGCAATTATATTCCGCAGTAGCAAGTGGAATAGGTAATGGTCTGTTTTGGCACGATTGTAATGACAGGTTCCAGCATGAGGGTTATCATAGGGAATTTGCTGCTAAGACCTGCATTGACAGGGGAGCAGATACAATAGTAGTGGTAGATGCGGATGAGATATGGCCAGCGGACGTCCTGAAGACAGCCTTGGAAATAAGTTATGCTACAGATGTTCATTCTTTCAGGATAGGTATGAGGCATTTCTGGCGTTCTCTGAAATGGGTGTGTGACGACCCAGCTTGTCCTACCAGGATTATAAAGCCTAACAAACACGATATGTCTGAAGCCTATCTGCCTGGTAAAGTATTTCATATGGGCTATGCTCAGACTCCTGATATAATATTCTATAAAATGCAGATACATGGTCACCTATCGGAATGGAGACCCGAATGGTATAAGGAAAAGTTCTTGCATTGGGAGCCAGGAATTATAGATGTACACCCCACGTGTAAGGAAAATTACTGGCATCCTGAACCTTATGTAGATGAAAATGATGTACTAAAGAACCTTGTTTGGGACCACCCATACTATACAACGGAGCTAATATGATGATTAACAAGTTTACATTGATAAATCTAGCTAACAGAATTGTGGCAGAACCTGGATTAGGACATTCTTCTATGGTAATCAATCCATGGGAGAGTGAAGCTAGATATCCAAGATTTCTTAGGCAACTGATGAAAGAGCTGGATTTGAAAGTGGCTGTGGAGTGTGGAGTTTACTTAGGAATCTCGACGGAATACATGATTTTATCCAGTGATGACAGTTTCGTCATAGGTATCGATTGGGAGTTACGGTTAGAGAACATTGGTCCTATTTATGACCGACATACCAAGAACGTGATATTTCTGAATCATGATACCACTGATGCAGGGAATAAGGTTTGTGAGTTGTTAGAAGGCAGGACAATTGACTTGCTATTCTTGGACTCCACGCATGATGGTGTAACTCCTAAGAAGGAATTTGAGCAATATAAGCCTATGTTCTCAGATACAACTGTCGTAGTATGCGACGATATTGGTGATACGCTTATGCAGGACTTTTGGACTTGGCTTCCTGGAGAGAAAGTTGAGCTGAACAATTTGCACTTGAGCTATGGTGCGAGCGTTGGGTTTGGTGCAAGTATAGTGAAGAAATAGCTATGTTACTAGAGCACATACATAACAAGTATTCTCAGTTTGGTGAAGATGGGATAATAGCCTATCTTTTCCAACTTATAGGTGAGTCTACCAGGTCTTGCTTAGAGGTAGGAGCAGGGGATGGTGTTACTAACAGCAATACTAGGCTATTATTCGAAAATGGTTGGAGGTCTTTGCAGATAGAGAATGATGGTGGTGTTTATGAGGCATTAGTCCGCAATACACAGCAATATGACAATGTGAAGACAGTATTGGCTAAAGTATCTTCTGTGAATTTTAGCAGCATGATAACGGAAAATGGATTTACCACATGTGATTTTATGGTTATAGACGTGGACGGAGATGACTATCACCTGTGGAATAGTATGGTATCTGCTTGTCATCCTAGAGTTGTGATGATAGAATATAATCCTACATTTCCATTCAATGTTGAGTATATACAGAAAGAAGGCTTGCGGATAGGTAGTAGTTCTTATGCCTTATGGAAGCTTGGTAGGAGCAAAGATTATCATCTGGTTTGCATGACTCAAACCAATTGTATATTTGTGGACAATTATACGTTCTTACTGCATAAGACTGAGCTGAGATACCCATATATTCTTCTGTATAGTATGGGTGTAATGGAAAATTATTATCCTCGTGATTATGATATGCACATATACTTTGACGGACCATGGGATTTCACAGGAAAGAGGCTGGAGTCTGTGCATCAATTGAATCATATGGCACACAAGAACATCACTCATAACAAACCATCTGACTTACAGGAAATGCTATGGCAGACATAACGGTTATTATCCCTCACAAGATTATGCCTGAGAATGACAAGGCATTATTGCTTAACATAAATGCACTTATGCAGAACTCTTGTTCAGTCTTGGAAATAATTATTGATACTACGCTCGGAGACCCGTATGTTATATACAACGAGTCAGCCAAGATTGCCAGGTCTAATATAATAGTGTTCACGAATTCTGACGTTATAATGGCACCTGATTGGGATAGACCATTTATAGACCATATGCAGGATAACGCTATACTTACAGGTTATCTTGTGGAGCCAGGAAATGTTGGAGTTGCTCTTGAGAACATTGATAAGGATTTTGGCAAGACTCCTGATACTTTTGACAGAAACGCATTCGAATCCTTTGCTATGGGAAGTGACAAACCTGCAATAAAGGAACAGCGTGGTTGGTATATGCCTTGTGCGTTCAAGAGGGATTGGTTCATAGGTACTGGAGGATTTGATACATCTGTTCCGTTCCCGCATCCTAGTGACATAGCGTTCTGGAACAAGTGTGTTAGAGAATTAGGTACTAAGCTACTCCGTGTCAATTCGTTTGCTTATCATTTTCAAGCTCTCAGCCATAGAGGATATTAGTGCTAATAATAGCGACGTATGTAGATAACCTAGAGTATGGTGCATACAATATCCCTTTTCTGATAAACAATTGGGATGCTGATAAGGTTATAATATTCTCTGGCAGCAGCACCACAACCGATATCCTGCATACTCAGCTTGGGGAGAAAGTTTCTGTCATAGAACTAGGTATTCATATTCACACTCCTACAGATATCCCAAAGGCATTTAATGCTAGTGTGGATTATAGTTATAACATATTGAAGACTGATGCATTGATATTTGTTCATGGAGATACTCACATTTCCAAGGCTTGTATGCAATTCCTGAAATTCACATATAATAAATCCCAGGCAGTGAGTATGATTTATGACCATGTACAGTTATATAGTTATATGTGGGTTGCTCATCCAGCAGTCATATTATCTAATACGGACTGCATAGTAAAGTGGGATGAGACCAATGATGGTGGAGCATTGGACGGTATTTATGAGGGTAAGAAGAATTATATACATAACTACTACGATAGAGACATGATTCATGATATAGGCTATTTTACGATAGACCAGTATGTGAAGAAGACATTCAGTCATAATCATATTTGGACAGACCCGTTCAAAACACATATATTAAAGCTGTTTGAGAAAGATAGGCAAGCAGCATTACATTTGGTATATACTAAGATAAAAGAGTATTGTCCTCTAGTTCCCATACGACAGGAACCTTATGCAGAGGTATTAGACTATTTCCAAGTTTGGCAAGAGTTTATTATGTGTTCAGAAATAATGAGGAAAATGGCGTGAGAACTGCAGTAGTTACTAAAGGTGGTCCAGGTTCAGGATTTCATGGTCACGCTGGAATAGAAGGTCACCAAGGTGGTTCTTCGCATGATTTTAGTTCTGAGAAAAGAGTTCCTCAGATGAAAAGTCCTGGGTATGTCCAAATATATCATGGTACTTCGGCAGAATATGTAAAATCTATTGCTAGAGATGGTATAAAGAAAATGTCGGGAAATGCTTTGGGGTATGGTAACAATAGACCAGATAGTGTGTATTTTACAGCCGATAGAGATAGTGCTATGGCATATGGTGAGGGAAAGGCATCAGAACATTTAGGCAATTTTGCTGTAGTAGAGTTTGTAGTGCCAAAAGAATATGAAAAGGATGTAATATTTGACACTGAAGATTTTGAATATTTTGGGCAGGAACATAATTATAGATTAGAACAAGACATATCTACAAAATGGATAAGTGGCATAACTATTTATAGCAGTGACAGCAAGAGAATAGGATACATTCCATTTATAGATGGTGAAGCCATATTTAGAAATATGCCAGACTTAGATAAATATGTGACACAAAAGCAAACACAAAAGAAATATTATGTTGTGGCTATCACAAATGTAAAGAAAAAGATTACGGTTACTAAAGGTGGACCAGGTTCAGGATTTCGTGGTCATGCTGGAAGACCAGGTAAAGTAGGAGGAAGTGCTTCTGGAAATTCTTGGTCACAAACTGAGCTGACTGGACTGGAAGATACATTACACAAATTTGTGGAGATGACAGCGGTATCACCATTGAGCAGAGATTTACTCAAACATGGAGAATTCTTTAGACCACCTACACATAACAGTATGCCAGAAGGTATTAATAGAGGTGAGATGAAGCAGTGTTATAGTAATGCTGCCCTGTATGCTAATGATGATAAAGGTTGGTATTATACGGAAGGTTATGCTATATCTGATAGTTTGCAAATTCCGATAGAGCACGCTTGGATAACCACTAAAGATGGTCAGGTTATAGACCCCACTTGGAAGACTGATTTTGGTGGGATGGCATACTACGGTATAAGGATGAAATCTGAATTTGTTTGGGATACCTTGGCAAGAACTAGGTATTATGGTATATATTCAAACGACTATCTGGATAAGCATAGGTTGTATAAAAATGGTATTTCAGAAACTGCTCTTGTGAAAGACTGAAGTATATATAATTGGAGATAGGTATTATGCCATATAGCAGTCTAGCAGAAGCACGTATAAAGAAATTAAGCGGGACATCGTTGACTTTAGCACAGGTTAACAGCATAGCTGCTATGGCAGATGCTATTGGTGAAAATGGTTGGCCAATTGCCATAAATAAGTTTAAGAAATCTTACCACGTAGAAGGTAATGCTTGGGTGAAGAACGAATCGGAAGATAAAGAGTATTCCGATTTGATTATTTCCAAGGAAAATGATAAGTGGCGTATTATAGCTATTTCTACCGCTGCCTTCAAGGATTATGATGGCGAGACTTTCACTACGCAATGCATAGATTACGATGCTGCCGCTGCAAAACAGTATAATGATTATCCAGAATTCCGAATGTTTCACAAGAACGGTATGGGATTTGGAAAAGTCACAAAGATGCGTAGAATTGGTCCATTTGCTGTTGATGAAGGGTTTGCATATGATGATTCCTTCTCTAAGCAGGTATGCGAAAAGATACTAGCTAGCAATGATGGTAAGTGGAGAGTAAGTAGGGGATTCTATGTTCAGGAAGTTTCAGGAGATTGTCCCTCCTGTAACACGCAATTGCTTCTACAACAGAAGCATATGATTGTCGGATTCAGGTGTCCAACCTGTAAATCTGTTCACTTAAGCAAGGGAGCATTGAAAGAGATACGCTTTCTTAAAGCCAGGACTTTCGATATTACGGTCACAGACATCCCCTGCGTTCCGTACACGGGAGTTGGCGCATATAAAGATAACATTGTTATGGAGGACTTTGTCATGAATAAGAAAGAATTACGCAAAAAACTAATCGATGCAGGTATCGAAGAAGCTGCCGTCGACGAGCGACTCAAAGACGTGACTGAAACTCAGCTAAAGGAATTGTCCGACCTGCCAGATGCTCAAATTCTCAAAGAATTTGTTGAGGAAGTGCCAGAAGATAAAGAGCATTCCGATGAACAGACTTTCGTCCTGGACGACGCTGTTCTTGATTCGTTTGCCAAGATTGTCAAGAAAGAAGTTGCCGAGCAGCTTGCCGAGCAACTAGGTAATATGGAGATTCAGGTCGCTGACCTGGAAGGCTTCGACCTGGACCTGAAAGAGCTGCCTCAGTTGGTCGAGCTTCTGACCGCAGTCAAGGATTTGTCAAGTAAAATCGACAAACTCCTGGAAGGCGATAAGGAGCGTGTCGAAAAGATGCTCGGAGATTTACCTCGTGCTGGTAAGTTACGCATCCGTCGTTTCAAGGCTGCGGAAAAGGACGAGGAAGACATGGAAGACGAGGAAGACACGGAAGATGGTGAGGAACCTATTCCGGGTAAGAAGATTTCCAAGAAAAGTTTGCAGGACGGTGTTGTGCTCGGACCTGAAGGTCAGGTCGCTGGCAGCATGACCGAATTCGTATTTGGCTCTGGAGGTGAGTAATATGAAGACACGATTTGACAACAAAAGAATGGTAAAGTCAGACATGGAGCAGCTTGGCGAAACGATTGGTCGTTCCGTTGGGCAAGCTGTGTTTGGCTTACAGCATGCTTCACGACCGACAGCGTTTGCTCCTTACTTCAAGGAAACTGGCATATCGCACACGGAAGTGAGCATCTACGGTCGCAATTCCATCTTTGATTGCTGCTCACCTGGAGATGTGTTCGGGCTTCAGGTATCTACAAACGGTTTGATGCAGTGGCTTGGGTGGCGTCCGAATCGGTTCTATCGTCGGAGGGTTGACTTTATTCCCTGGTATGGTCCTGAAGGTACTCATGACGGTGCTCCAGAAACTGGTGCCACCGACCCATGTGCAGACCCACACTCTTGGGAATATGGAGTTTGTGGTTATGACCTGTGCCATAAATCCTGGTACAGCATAGCTAGTGAAGGGTTAGACCCTCACACAATCGTGCAAGACCGCTGCGAAACTTCTCCTCGTTTCCGTCTGAATGGCATTCAGATTATGGACGATGTCGAGTGGCAGATGAACGGTATCATGAACGTCATTGCGCAGCAGGTTCGTCGGGCACAGATTCATGGTTCCCACGATAATGCCAACGAGATGAACGGTATCGAAAGCCTCATCCGTGCCGGATATGAGAACGACGACGGGACAACTTGTCCGTTCATCGACTCTATCATGGTTGATTGGGCACACGACGACCTGGATGGTACAGGAAATGGGTTTGGAAATTTCTTTGACTATCTCGATGAGGTAGTTACGGACATTGAGTATCGTTCTCAGGATTTGGGTGGAATTGCCGAGACTGATATGATTCTCCTGACTTCTCGCTTTATGGCGACCTGCTTGCTTGATGCATACGCTTGCTATACTACCTGCGGTGTCACTGATTCCAATGACGTGACCGACCAGGCTCTGCGTGCGCAGCAACGAGCTGCACGTATGGCTCTGAATGGTGGACCTCTGTATGACGGAAGTCGTGCAGTGGGCTTCCTGAATCTGAAGAGTGGTCGTCGAGTTCCTATCATTGTCGAGGATTCTCTCGATATCACACGTCCTGGTTCCTCATATTGCACGGATATCTACCTGTTAACACGGCAGATTGGTTCTCAGGCTGTGTTCTACGGTGAGTATCTTGACCTGCGAACGTATGAGACTCGTGTGAAGAAACAAATGCCTACATTCGGTGTTCGCACTGATGCGGCAGGACGTTTCGCAATGAAAGGTAAAGAAGACAACTTCTGCCTCAGTTTGGAACTGGGAACATCACCTGAAATCTACCTGTCCGCTCCTTGGGCACAGGCAAGGTTCTCTGACGTTTGCTGCGGTCGTGTGCGCAAACCGTTATCTGGTGACCCATTCCAGCCATTCTATATGCCTGGGTATCCTCTGCACAAGGCAACTAGTGAACCTGGTTGTGACGAGTGCTATGAGGGTGAAGGTGCTGCGCATTACGCTCAGCGATAACAGCTAATACCCTCCAAGGGTTATACTGGGAGGAGATAATACCTCCTCCCAGTATTCTTATAAGCAAGTTTAGTATAGTAGGAGGATTTCCAAGATGAAGCTAATACTTGTAAACAAAGGTGGTGCTGGTTCAGGTGATTTTGGTCATGCGGGAAGACCAGGAGAAGTAGGAGGTTCATCTGGTGGCAAAGGTAGTATAGGTGCAACCACAGGTGGTAAAGCAGCTATGAATGAGAAAGTTCTTGCTGCTATTAGCACTTATACTGCTACTAATCTCAAAAGTCCCAGTGCTGCCAAACACTGGATGTACAGGTTACGCAAAAACAGCATTGTGTTGCAGGATATCGGTGGATATTTTGGTCACATGACCACGGGATTCTCAAATGATGACCTGGCACATAGCCAGCACAAGGGATTAACCGTTCAGGATATTGCTAAGTGGTTGGATGAGCACGGAGCAAGTAAAATACCTAGAGCAAAGAGACAATCAGGAGCAGGAATAACATATTCCTACTACGATTGATGAATGGAAATAATATTCGTAAAGACACGTTGGCACTATGAGAGCTACTGTGATTTCTGGAAATTAGTTACGCTATCAGGATTCCCCACTTGTTACACAGACGAAATTGATATAAGTAAAGAGGTAATCTATTTGGTATCTCCTTATAACGGAGAGTGGGTGCCAGCAGTTACTTCTAAGGATTTCTTCCATCGCAAGGCTAGGTTATATATGCTTAACCTTGAGAGACCATCAGGTGCTGGCTCATGGGAGAAATATATTGCAGATAATACTGAGTTAATACAATTCGGATACTTTGATGATATACTGGTTGGCGATAGGTACTTGGCTGACCAGACAGGCTTCCCATACATGTTGATAGGTGGGCATGAGAACTTTTGTAATCTTGGAAATAATTATAACAGAGTCTATGACTTGATAACCTTGAGCTGTTACAGTCTTGCCAGAGCATGGATGTTCCAGACTCCTGAAAGGTTATATCGTAGGTTAGGAGGTATGAAGATTGCTCCTAATATAACAGCCAGTAATGGGGTTAGAGACGTCCTGTTGAAAGGCACAAAGGCTATGTTGAATATACATCAGGACGGACTTGCGATAAGTGAGCCTCTTAGAATGATTTTAGCTGTGATGTATGGTCTTCCAATATTCACTGAGGATTGTGAATCTGATTACCCATGCCACAAGTTTAGTAGGTTTAATGACTATGCTCATGTCATAAAAGATATGCTAGATAATGATTATGACGAATTACATACTGAAGCTATGCATACTAGAGAATTATTCACCACTGTAAAGACATTCCGCAATTGCGTTCTGAAGGCTATCAATGAGCAAGAATATTAAAGTATCTGTCGTAACAGGCACATATAATCGTATAACCTACTTACGCCAAATGGTAGAATCTGCCAGGAAGTCTATATTCAATGTTCCGTATGAGATTGTAATTGTGGATGGTGGTTCCACTGATGGAACCATGGAATGGTGTGCGCAACAATCAGATATAAAATTCATAGAACATGGAAAGTTACTAGGAGCAGTAAAGGCATTCAACGACGGAGCAAAGGCAGCCAGGGGGAAGTATGTTGTATTGGCAAATGACGATATCATATTCAACGATGAAAGTCTACTATCCGCATATGCATTTATGGAAGACAATCCCACGGTGGGTATAGGATGCTTCTATCAGGATAGAGGCAAAAGGGAATGGCATGTAGAGGGTATGTCGGCTGTAAAGCCTGATGGTTCGTCAGGCTGGACATATTATGGTCAGGTATGCATAGTTCCTAAGGAACTCGGAGACCAAGTAGGGTGGTGGGGTGATTACCTAAGAACCTATGGCGGTGACAATGAAATATCATGTAACATATTGGAACTAGGTTATCAGATATTGCCAGTGCCATGTGCCTGTATAAATGACCTGATACCTATGGATGCTCTTAGAACTATAAATATGCAGCAGTTGTTAGACCATCCCGATTCCGACTTATGGAAGGCAAAGTGGACCAGGGGAAATAAACTTGGTCCCAACCTACCAACATCTTGGAAATCTCGTGAGTTTACTAGGGATTTGCGCATACTGTATGCTCCCATATTTGAGAAAGGATTCGATATTCAGAAGACTTCTAAGTGTGGTTTGCGCAAAGCGTTGCAAAAGATTGCCACAGTGGTAGAAGTAGACTACGTTCATACTTCTATGGATTACGTGCACGACGTAGCACTATCGTTTAGACCAGATATATTCTTGCTACAGATACATAATCCTGAGCATGCGGATACTATACAAGCCATAAGACGTGAGTTCCCTGATGCGGTATTAGTGAATTGGAATGGAGATTACCATCCTGAAATATTGTTGTTGTCATCGTATATAAAGTATTTGGAGATGTTTGACCTGGTTGGATTAGTCACTACCTCTGTAGATAAATACTATATTACAAGTCATGTAGACTATTTCTATTGGCAGATAGGGTATGAAAGTTCCAAAGCTGAGCCATGGTCTCAGACTCCCCATTATGATGTATTATTTATGGGAAATGCATACACGAAAGAAAGGCATGAATTTGGCAAGTTTCTGCGTGGATTACCTTATCATGTAGGGTTGTATGGGAATTGGGCAAAGGAATTGAAGCCAAACGGTTATACTCTATATGACTTTGACGAGGGAGAAAGGCTATATAAAGCCTGTAAGATAGCAGTGAGCGATAGTCAGTGGCCTCATGCTACGGGATTCGTATCCAATAGGCTATTCCAGGTTATGTCTGCTGGAGCGTTCATGCTTCAACAGGAGTTTGATGGTATGGAGGAACTATTAGGATTGAAAGACGGAGTACATCTGGTTGTTTGGAAATCTTTTGAGGATTTACAAGATAAGATACACTATTATCTAAAGAATCCTGAGTTGAGAGAATTTATAGCCAAAGCAGGACAAACCTATGTTTTGAAGCACCATTCTTTTGATGTTAGGGTAAAGGAATTGTTGAATGAACTTAAGCGACGTGGTCGTGATTATACCAGCGTATATAAACAACGATGAACAATTACAGTGGTTTGATGAGTGTCTCAAGAGCGTTGCGCAGCAGGGATGCAAGGTATCTATACACGATGATGGCTCTAAGATTGCTCTTGGAAATGTTATAAGTACATATTATAAGAGGAGTGTCATGTTTTCTCGTTCCGATACCAATACTGGGGTATCCCATGCGAGGAATGAAGCAATAAAGAATACTCCTGATAAAAGCCTAATTTTCCCTCTTGATTGTGACGATACGCTAAAAGAAGGGACGATTAGCAAACTGCTAAAGGTTTGGAAAGGCACGCCAGTTTATCCTGACGTAGCAAAGTTTGGAGAGGAAAATATTGAGCATTATGTACTGTTGGATTGGGATTGTTCTCATCTTTATAATTTTGTTGGATATACTTCCGTCAATGTTCTGCATTCTAAGGAACAATGGAAGGCTATTGGAGGTTATAACGAGACACTGGATTTCTATGAGGACGGAGAGTATAATGCCAGGTTGTTTGGTACTTACTGTGCAAAAAGATTTCCAGAACCTCTGGTCAATTACAGAATACATCAAGGGCAGCGCACAAAACAGTTTAGTGCCGTCTCCCGTAGATACGCAAATAAAATTTTAGAATATGTTAGGAGGTTAGATATGCCGTGTCCGAGTTGTGGTGGTAAGAAAAGAAGTGTAGGAGTGTCTGGCAGTGCGGTTAAAGCGACTGTCAATAGTTCAGTACAAATAACAGGTAACAGAGGAGATAATATTATGGTAGATAATGCAAACCTGCCTTTGCAGTTCGAGGGCAAAGTATTAGCAAGGTATATTGGTGGTAAAGGTAAAGGCAAACACTACTACCAGGGAGTCAATTCAAAGACATATTATCGGAATGTGCAGCACGGTGAGTTGGTGTATGCTGACCCTCGTGATGTTGCTGGACAGAATGAACCAAGTCCGTCTAAGCTAATTCTGATTGTACGTGCCTCAGCTCCAGCACCAAAGCCAGTGACTGCTTCTGTTCCTGCAGCTCCAGTGGCTGAGGTGGTTCGCACTCCAAAGTTAGAGGTGGAGAAGACTCCTGTGTTTTCAGAGCCAGCTCCATTGCTTGAGAAGGCTATAATTGAGGAAGAGATTGCGGAAGCGGAAATTGAATTTGATGACATTTCCAAGATGTCTCTGAAAGACCTCAAGGGTGTAGACATAACCTGTGAAGATGCAGAAGAATTGTTGGTGATTGAAGAACAAGGTTCTAACAGACCAGCAGTAGTAAAGTATCTAAAGAGTTTATGTTTATAATTGGCGACCTGGTTGTAATATCGTTGGTAGTATTCACATTGACTGTGTTATTGAAAGACACAGAAGGTCCGTTCGACCTGTTTCAGAAGTTTAAGAATATTTTGGTGGGTTCTGAGGGACATGAGAGAGCATTCTTTATAAAGCTATTTTCATGTCCTTGGTGCTTAGGAACCTGGATATCTGCTGTTGTTACGCTTCTGTACTGTATAACTAGCAAAAGCACATTTCCAACATTTATAGCCTACTGGCTAGCATCTATTGGGATTACAGGCTTGTTATATGCTATGCTATACTCTTTTGTGAAGGATACGGAGGATGAATCATGACCTGTGAAGTTAGCATACTAGGTGGAGTACAATTAGGACTTACACTTGATAGGTATCAGGAGTTGATGCGTTTGGCTCCTGCAGCCTTCAATGGTCTAGATAATCCAGCAGAAGCAAACTGTTATGACTGTTGGGCTATCTGGAAACAAACTGACAGGGATGCTATGGCCATCGTTATAGCTCAAGCGGAGGAAATGCGTGAGCGTGAATTGAGCTATCATGTTTCTCCTAAGTGGGAGACCGATGACCAGGCATATTCCAGTAGTTCTATGTATTTCTTGAGAATGAAGCACCTGATAAAGATAGGTACTTATGCAACATCTGATATTTCTTTGTGTGAATCTGTTACATATAGAGATGCTTTTGGTGCTATAATTGACCCTGTCATTATCAGTGTTGCTACCACAGTCACCGACCCAGATGAGATTTGTATATTTCATCCTGGCACCAGCATAAGAATAAATCCGACAAAGATTTCCATTACTGCAGGTGTTGCCGAGATTTGCATACCAAGACCACGGTTGAGATATCTGACAGTGGACACGAACTGTGAACCTTATCCGTTATATATTGATGACGCTAATTTCGAGAGATGTGTAGATATAAAGCGTTGTTATATCGATGAGACTGACGGAGCGGATATTATTTGTAAGGAGCACTGTGAATGCACCACCACTACAGTATCGGATACCTGTTCTTTCATACGGGATGCCAGGCTTGCTGTAATAATGATGTACCCAAATGAGTGTTTAGCTACATGTTGTCATCCGTCTAAAGTCAGTATTCCATACCTATCAGGTATAGAGTCTTCTATCTACACGGAAATGATGACAGCAGCTCTTGCCAATTCCCTACTAAGAGACATAATCCCAGCTATGGTGGATTTATGTAATTGTTGGAAATCTGATATGACAGTTGAGGATAATGCTCTATATAATCCATATGGTATAGCAAACGGAGCTGTGAAGGCTTGGCTTGCGGATAGCAGAGCAAAAGTAGGACAAGGTGGCAAATTTCCTAATCCTAGGAGATAACACACTAACAAGTTTAGTTAAGTAGGTCGGTAGCCATGCCGGACTCCTTTTTGGTGAATCCCTCTGACCCCCACATTCAGAGGGATTCTATTTCAAACTATGAAAATACAAGTTGGTGACATTTATTGCAGAATTATGAAGCCTATATATTTCCCAGGACTAGCAATAGTCAGGGAAGTATGTAAGGCTAGACCCACAGGGTATATGTTCATGCCAAAGTTCAGGTCAGGTATGTGGGATGGATATATAAGCCTAATGGATGGTCCAAAGTTTCCTACTGGATTGCTTTCTAGAGCAGTAGAAGCTCTGCGTGCACAAGGGTTGAAAGTTGAGCTGGATGCTTATGGTACACATTTAACACCACCAGATTGGAAAGTGAGTGGTCATGAATTATGTGGCATAACTCTGCGTGACTATCAGATAGATGCTGCCTTGAAGCTGCTGAAAGCTGAGAGAGGTATAGCTAAAATGGCAACCAACTCTGGCAAGACAGAGGTTATCGCTGTCATACTAAAGAAATTGAGTATGAGTGCATTGGTGATTGTACATCGTAAGGAGTTGTTATATCAGACAGCGGATAGGTTACGGAAGAGATTAGGTTGCGATATAGGCATGATTGGTGACGGAGTAGAGGATATGCAGAATATAACCGTCGCAATGGTACAGACACTGAGTAATCGTGACATAGACTTTTCCAAGAATTCTATAGTGATAGTAGACGAATGCCATCACACCTCCTCTGACCAGATGATGGATGTACTCTTTAGAATACCTGGCAAATATAGGTTTGGGTTCTCAGGCACTCCACTGAAACATGACATATTGGCTGATATGAAGCTAATAGGAGCCACAGGTGAGGTGTTAGTAGACATTTCCAATAAGTATCTTGTAGACTCGGGTTATAGTGCTAAGCCAAAGGTGAATATTATAACGGTAGAGAGCACGGAACTAGAAGATTGGGATGCTACTTATCATGATGCCTACGATATGTTGATAGCCAGTAACACACATAGGAATAAGATTATAGGGGACATAGCTAAAGTATCTGCTGGGACAGTGCTTATTTTGGTGGAGAGAATAGAGCATGGAGAAACACTGAACAACCTTATACCAGGTTCAGTATTTGTAAATGGTTCTATGGGCACTGACTACAGGAAAGGTATCTTGCGAGATATGGAAAGGGGAGGTATATTTATTGCTACTCCGATATTCGATGAGGGCATAGATGTTCCGTCGATAAGTACACTGATAATAGCTTGTGGTGGGCTATCTAGCAATAGATTGCTACAAAGGGTGGGACGTGGTATGCGTATGAAATCCTATGAGAACGTCATTAATGTGTTTGATTTCTTAGATGACACCAATGAGTATCTATTCAGGCATTCGGAGAATAGGATAGATACCTATATAAAAGAGGGATTTGAGGTGACCAAATATGCATGAAGATTATCCTCAATTAGTGTCATTTTACATAAGTGCTACTAAGAAAGTATTTGGGCATGGTATTAGGGTATCTGAGCGGAATTATTCCATGTTCAGAGTATTAGAAGATGATTTGCGTGATATTGGTGCTGATTCTAGGGAATATGCTTATACGGTTATGACTATGTTGAAGACTTGGGCAAAAGAGCATAACATGAATTTCGTGCCTGTAAAGGTATTTTGTGGGGAGTTTGCATATAAGAAGTTCTTGAAAGTTTGGAAATCTGAGACAGTGGTTATAGAAGATAGTGATGATTTCAAACTGTTATATGCTGAGCGTATGGTTGCCGAGGCATTCATAACGGATAACATGGCTGGAGCTAATAGGACATTTGAGCAGGAGGTAGAAGACCTGCGACCAATGCTATCTAAAGAGTGGTTGGAAATGTTTGACTCTGGTAAGTATAGAAAATATACTGGGGAGATTATAGATGAGCTATGTAGGAAATATAAGGTAGTTTATGCTCGTGACTACAGCACCCTGCTAAGACTAATAAATCAACAGATAGTGTTTAATAAGATTACAGATGACAAACCAATACGAATTCGATAGAAATTTTCGGGTAAAGATACTGGCTTGCTTGCTAGACCCTGTGTGGTATAGCACTTATACATCTATCATAAAGCCTGAATATTTTCCGAATGAAGATGAATCTGATTTCGTGACTGCAGTAGATAAGTATCATGAGCAGTATTCCAGGATACCATCTGACCCGTATGATTTGGAAATCTTGGCGACCAGTCCTGATAGCATAGAATTGATGCATACGGTATTCGATACCTATGAACAGCAGGATTTATTCCTGGCTGGTGATAAGGCTATAGAATTTGCCAAGCAGCAAGCAGTGAAATTAGCTATACTACAGTCTGTAGATGATATAGATACTGGAGACTTATCCCAGATAGTAGACAGGATGAAAGAAGCGTTGGAGGTGGGAACGGAAATAGATTCGTTGGGACTGGACCCGTATGTTGATGTAGATAAATGGTTGTATGACTATTGGAAGGATAAAATAAAGACAGGCTGGATGCATATAGATGGAGCATTGGAGGGAGGACTGGCTCCAGGAGAATTAGGTGTTATCCTAAGTCCACAGAATCGTGGCAAGAGTATGTCATTGATAAATATAGGGTTTGGTGCTGCAGCTATTGGCTCAGGTAAGAATGTTGTACACATAACACATGAGATGAGCGTGGCACAAACAGCCAAACGCTATGCAGCCAGAACTATATTCAGATTTCCAAGATTTGATGATGACCTGGATGATTATAGTGATGAGTTATACAAGGCAGCACACAGGCTTGTTACAGGTAGTATTAGGATAATAGGTTCTAAGGACGTAACAAAGAACATCAGCCATATGGGAGTATCAGATATTCGTGCAAAGCTGTGCAAGCTGCAGGACAGTGGCTTCAAGATAGATTTACTTATAGATGATTATGCAGACCTCCTGAAGCCTTCCAGGAAATTTTCCGATAGGAGATTTGAGTTATCTGACATATATCAGGCTCTGCGTGAGTTGGCTAAAGAGTTTGAGTGTCCTGTATGGACAGCGTCACAATCCAGACGTTCCTCTCATACAAAGGAAATTATAACAATGGAGGACATTGCCGAGGATATAAATAAGGTATCCATAGCTGACGTGGTGATTTCTTTATGTCAGACTAAAGAGGAAAAGGATTCTGACCAATGCAGATTATTCACAGCTAAAGTGCGAGATGGTATAAGTGGTATGACATTTGGTGCTAAGTTCTATCCCAAGCAACAAGCTATTATAACCACTGGGTGGGTAAAGAAGGAGGAAATTGCAGATGTTTAAGATAGAATCGTTCATAGGTAGATACTTTCAGGATGTTGCTCCATATGGTAATCCTGTTACAGATATGGCAGTAAGATGTCCATTTTGTGGTGATACCAAGCGACACTTGATGATTAGTCTGAGCAAGGAAGTGTGCCATTGCTTCAAGTGTGACTATAAGGCATCATGGGTTAGCTTAGTTATGGATATGACAGGGCTGCCATATTTCAAGGCTATAAATGAGCTATATTATCAGCCGAAACTATCGGACACGAACTCCATGATAGCCAGGTTACATAACATTTCCAACCCACTAGAATTGGCAGGTGAAGATGTAGAATTACCTGTGGATTTCAAGTTACTAATTGATGATTCTACAGGGCAATCTAAACTACTTAAACGGTATCTTATCAAGAGAGGATTTGATAGTTACTACTGGAAGAAATATAACCTGGGAATGTCTGAAAAATATCCTCTTAGAGTTATTATCCCGATAGAGCACGGATACTGGCAGGGCAGGTCTATCGTCCCGTGGAACGAACCCAAGTATATAAATCCAAAGGCTAGTGCAAGTGATGCGATATTCAATGCTGCAGTCTTGGAAATGCTTGATGAAATAGTGGTGTGTGAGGGAGCGTTCAGTGCTATGGCAGTAGGTAGTAATGCGATAGCCTTGATAGGTAAAGAGGTCACTGCAGATAAGTTGCAGCGTATTATTAAATGTAGTGCACACACGCTCATTATTGCGCTGGAGCCTGGAGCACTTCAAAGTATGTCTGTACTTATGGAGGCAGCTTATTCATACGGAAAGAAAGTTATTATCTGGAGATATAATGCTGGAGACCCTGCAGATTCCGACGACTTTGATGTGTTAGAATATAACATGAAGACTAAACTACTATTGCGATGGTGGTAATATTATAGTATAATACGTGTATGATTATAACAGACGGAGTTCACGTTGTATCTAGGGATTTAGAAGAGCTTCATAGGTTTGCAGCGGAGGTAGGTATGAAACGCTGTCATTTCCAGGGTAATCGTAAGCATAGGCATCCCCATTATGATGTACCCAAATTTATAGGGTGGAGAGTATTAGTAGCAAACGGTGCTAAACTAGTTACTTCAAAAGAATTATTGCTGTATATAACCTATCAGAATTGATAATCAATTATCTGCAAAACCTTTACTTTTTGCAGATAATGAGATATAATGGGTGTTGGAGGCTGAAATGAATACGACCCAAACTGAACAGACCGAATTGCAGAGGAAATTAGCAGGTGCCATGACTATGTTTGAATTTTATGAGCGTAGGTTCAAACGCACCAGGGACATGGCTGATTTTAGAGTCGCCAAATTTTGGGTGGCTGCTGTGAACAAATATGTGCGACTGGTCCAGGAAGAACAGGCGGGATTAAAATGACTGACCAAATTTTGAACATTTCTAAGGAGAGGGAGACGCTGGTCATCATGACGCTGGGCAGGATGAACAGCCATGAGGTAAAGACGTTTCCAGTAGGTACTAAGATGACCGTGCAGCACGAGAGGATTCAGGGATTCGTTGCCACGGTCTACATTATTAACGGAGTTCGGTGGGAGCAGCTATGAAGGAGGCTGAAATGACTGCTGTAGAAGAGTTAGCACGAGAGCAATTGTGTCTGAGAGTTCGTCGGGAGTCCGAGCTGGACAAGATTTTGCGTGTGGCTCTGGACGGAAAATTCCATACTGACGAGGAGCTGGCAAAGGTAAACGAGGCGTCCAGCTCTTTGACTCGTTCAGGATGGTTGCTACGGTTAGTGTCTAAGTGGTTCGATAACCTGACTGTTCAAACCTTGCGAGGGCACGATGGTCGTCCTACCAAGGCATCGTATGTAAATGTTATGCCATACGCTCCAATTCCTGTGGGCACGGACGTTCGTGTGGATATAGGAGCGATTGTTACTGGAGAGGATTATTCCAGGAACATAACGTCTAGCAGCGTTATGTGGCCTCAGGCACCACCGATGATTGAGTCTATGGAGGATACTTTCAAGACTCCTGCCTGGTTTGGAAATATGGAGAAAATGGTGAATGCTGGACGTCATATAGCCTTGTCAGGTCCTCCCGGAGTTGGTAAGGATACCGCTGTGCAGGAACTGGCAGCACAGCAAGGGAAAATTCTGGTGACCATCGGTGGTGACTCAGGATTTCGTCGGCGAGACCTGGTTGGAGCACAACAGATTTCCAATGGGCAGTCTTATTTCGAGGTTGCAGAATATGCAGCTGCCGTCGTGAATGGTTGGTGGGCACTGATAACCGAGGTCAATGCAGCAGATGCCGATGCTTTGCTCTTTATCAACGCTCAGTTGGCTCCTCCATATATCATCAATATCGCAGGGAAAAGCTATCCTGTGCACCCTGACTTTCGTCTGTTCATCAGTTACAATCCTGGTTTGGTAGGTACTAAGCCTCTCCCTCAGTCGTTCAAGGATAGGTTCTTCTCAATAAAAGTGCCCTTCTGGACCGAGGCAGCTCTGACGAAAGTGCTGGAGGCACACGGGATGCCTTCACTGAATGAAGAAAATACCGATAGTAGGTACTCCGTTCTGATAAGTTTTGCAATGAGAATGTGGAACGCTCACGAACGAGGAACGTTGCGATACCAGATTACCTCACGTCGTCTGCGAGACGCTGTGGAGCTGATGAAAGACCCAGATTGCTCTGTGGCTGACGCTGTAAAGCTAGCAGTAATGTCTGCAATAGATAGCACGGTCGAAGTTTCTACTGCTACTCAAATTCTGAACGATACTAATAGATAAGGAGGCTGAAATGAGTCCAAATGGTGATGTTAGGACGTCGGTCGGTAGGAGCGGACGAGGCAGTTACGGGAGGTCTCAGAGTTTCTACGATGATGAAGGACGAGGAAGTTCTCTGAAAATATGGGATTGGTTCCGTCAGGTCTGGGAGGCAAACGAATATACTAGGGATTGGTTGATGAGTCTGCCGGATGCGACATACTACTCCCTGTTCTCTGCTAGCACTGAGCGGTATGGACTGATGGATATAGCCTATGGCTCTCATCCAGGCTATTTCCCTGGTCGTGATACTCGTGCTCACAGGTTGGTCTTGCAAAAGCACAATGAGCAGACTTGGTTGGATTTCTGGACTCTGATGATTGACGGTTATAACCGAGAGACTGCCAGGAAAGAGAAAGAGCGCAAGGAAAAGGCTGAAAAGTGGCAAGGTGACTTTGAGGCATCGCAGCGGCAGCGAGAGGCAGAGCAAGCTAGGGTAGACCGAGAGGAACTTGGAAATATCCAGCCTGTAATAGATGCGACGGCAGGACAAATTCATTCTGACCTGGCGACTACTGCCTTCATCCCGCACGATGTTATTCGGGATTACGGTGAAAGTATTGAGGACATTGTGGATGCCTATCAAGGACACGGAGGATTCCTCACTACTACCAGCAAGGCAACAGATACCAAACTGCAAATTTCTGTCAGCCTGGACCTGAGCAATTCTATGTACTATAACAATGTGCATCAGGTGGCAGCGGAGGCGTTTCTAACCGTTTGTATGTCCCTGAAAGCAATACGGGATGAGTATCCTGATGATGTTTACATTTCATTCTTCACCTTCAGTGAGGATGGCTGGGAGGGTATTGGCAAGAGAGTTCGTCAGTTAGAAGAGCGTGATACCAGCAAGGCTGTGTTCGGTGAGTTTGACTTTATAAAGCCTAACACTATCCGAACCTGGACGAGAGCAAACTATAACGCTAAAGGTATCTTCACTGGTGAGGATACTTATATCGCTCCACTACTGAAGGAGTTGGAGGAATGGGAAAATAAACACAGCGACCCAGGAGCAATAAAACTGGATGTGGTGATAACCGATGCGGTGTTTGAGCATCCTAAGGATATCCGTGAGTCAGATGCGATTCAGGAACACCGGAATGGTCAGTTACAAACTGTCTTCCTGAATTTTATGAATGAGACGAATTGGTTAGGCAGCACCCTGCCAAAACGCAGCGTTATGGTGAAGGTAGATAAAGATAATTTGTCTGGCATACTACGGAACCTGGTGTCCGAATTCTTAGGTGCTTGTTTATAACCTATTCAGAATTTGGGTTATATGATACAATCAATTTGGAGGCTGAAAATGACCACTGAACAATTTAGTAAAGAGCAGTTTGAAGAGGTCCTAGCAGATTTTTGTGCTAAGAACAGCACCTCATATAAGGAAAAGGGTTATGTCGTCGGAGAATTCCGCTATCAGGTGGACGTCTCCGACATTTCCGTTGTAGGTGCAGCAAGCAGCAATAAGGTAGTGATAGAAATAGCCTCCAGCATCGGCAGGAACGGATTTGCCGACCCGACTGGAGACAATTCTATTAGGATATGGCTGACTGATGTAACTGGTTTGCCTCTTGGAAATAAGTTTCAGAAATGGGTGACTCGGGTGTCTGGTTGGGAGGCTAGACTGACCGATAAGTTAGACAGGACATTTTCCGTAGGGAAGAAGATAACTTTCTGTGAAAAGTGTTCCTCCATGCGCAAGATTTGGATTGTGAAGAAAGAAGGACCAAATAAGGGAAGGCTATTCATCCGCTGCAATTGCCAGAATAATTTCCAGTGGTTAGATGATACTGATGAAGAAGACCCGACTGTGCCTAATTGTCCTCGGTGTGGTAGCAGGATGGTTATGAGGAACGGACGGAATGGTAAGTTTTATGGCTGTTCTCAGTATCCAGTTTGCACTGGCACCAGGAACCTGATACCTACTACGACGGAACAGGTAGTGGCAGAGCCAGAGATTTCCAAGCCTGAGGTTGTGAACACTCCTGTGGGTACAGGGCAAAAGTTTGTGCCGTCAACTTACCAGTTGGCAGTCTTTCAGTTTGTGCAGACTATGAAGGCTGGTAATCACTTGGTAGTGGAGGCAGCTGCAGGTAGTGGTAAGACCACCACTGGTGTAGAAATGCTCAAGTTGATAAATTCCAGCAAGGAGGTGCTCTTTATAGCCTTCAATAAGCATATTGAGCGCAAGTTGTCGGAGGTAGCACCGCAGCACGTGAAGGTACGAACTTACCACGGTCTGGGATACAGTATCTGCCGAGATACCTATGGCAAAGGAATTATGGTCACGGACGACAAGATTTATGGCATCCTGGAAAATTTCATGAGCAAGGATGATTACGGTTACTTGTTCCCGACTATTCGCAGGTTAGTTTCCTTGGTCAAAGATACCTTGAGCGGAGTTGAGGATGGCGACCTGACTGACCTATGTGACCACTATGGTATAGAGCTGAATGGTGATACTGGAACAGTGTTTGAGGCAACACGATACGCTGTAGCTAAGTCACGCACGATGACTAATGCTCTGGACTTTGATGATATGTGCTGGCTCCCAGTAGTGAACAATTTGGCAGCTCATAAGTATGACGTTATCTTCATCGACGAGGCTCAGGATACGAACAAGGTACAAATTGCGTTGGCACTGATGAGTGTGAAGGAGGGTGGTAACATTATCGCAGTGGGTGATAGGCACCAGTCTTTGTACGGATTTCGTGGTGCTGATGTGGACGCGATTCCTAACCTGATTTCCAACCTTAACGCTGCCACGCTCCCGCTCTCAATAACCTATCGCAATCCCAAGGAAATTGTGCGGTTAGTAAACGAACGCTTTCCAGGATTTCCGCTGGAGGCTGCAGAATGGGCACCCGACGGTTTAATCCGTTATGTTAGTGAAGAGCTTGCACTGACCGAATACACTCCTGGAGATATGGTTCTCTGCCGTGTGAACGCAAAACTAGTATATCCAGCGTTTGCTCTGATACGGAACGGAGTGAAGGCTATAATCCGTGGACGTGACATTGGCAAAGGTTTGCTGGTGCTTGTGAAGAAGATGAAGACGAACGACCTGAATACCCTCTTGGAAAAGTTGGGTGATTACAAGAGAGTAGAATCTACTAAGTTACTCTTGGCAGACAAGAACACTCAGGCACAATCTCTGGAAGATAAGGTAGACACGATTATAGCATTATCCGACGGAGTAGTTTCAGTATCAGGTTTAGAAAGTCGGATTGAGGAAATCTTCAGCGACGATAATGAGGGTGTAGTGTTTAGCAGTGTGCACCGAGCCAAAGGTTTAGAGGCAAAGAGAGTGTTCATCTTAGCACCGGAATTGATGCCTCATCCTATGGCTAAGAAAGATTGGGAAATGGAACAAGAGAAGAACGTAGAATACGTTGCTCTCACACGATGCATGTCAGAACTGATATTTGTGAGCTAAAGAGGATAAAATCATGGATAAGCAGGAACTCAAGTTTAGTAGTATAGAGAATGATGAATTATTCCAGGAGTTACAAGGTTTGGCTAGTTGGTTCGCATATCGTGGTTCGAATCCGGACAATGTAATGCTAAGTTTCGATGACGTGAGGCAGGAGTTGATGATAGAACTGATAAAGGGTTTGCGGTATTATTCAGACAAGCCTTTGCCCGAAAAGAGGAAGCTAGTAAAGACGATGTTAGACCATCGTGTGCAGGAGTTACATTATAGGTACTATCTTACTCACAGGGCAGCAGGTAACAATCCAGTACAGCTAGATGAGATAGAATATGTGGCTGAAGAAGGCGATATGTCTATGGAAAGCTATGAATTTATAGAAATGCTTTCTCAGAAGTTATCACCTGAATCTAAGCAGGTACTGGAGACAATTCTCAATCCGTCACATATAATGGCAGCTACATTATCCCAGGCGAAATTACGGAGTGAGCAGCAAAAGAAACAACGAACTCGCAAGCCTTGGTATCTTATTCAGCCATGGCATGTGGCTGAAGTATTAGGGTGGGATGTAAAGAAATGCAAATTGTGTTTCAAAGAGATAAGGATGGTGCTTAATGCTTTCTGACTTAGACTGTGTGAAAATATTCCAGAAGCCTGAACTCTTGGAAATCGCAAAGGAACTGGATATTGCTGTAGATATATCTATTCCTTATTCAAAGACGTATAACCTAATCATGAACGACATAAAAGAGAAGGGAGTGCCAGAAATAGATGATAACATTTCTGAGTTACTTGGAGCATTCCTGGTTACGGTAGGATTCATTGATGAGGAAGGTAATCTATTAGATATGGAATCTGATGGAGAGGAGGAAATACAAAAGCCACCCTGCTGGTCGTTCTTCAGTGAGTATGACCCTGCGTGTCAAGGATGTAAAGTGAAGGGTTATTGTGAGAGTGCTCGCAAGGCTAACAGACCGGAGTGTTTTGGCAGATACGATGAACAAGATGATAACTGTAAGCAATGTTTGGAAATGACTGAGTGTATCAAGACCCAGAAAGCTGGGAATAAAAAATCTAACTAATAAGAGGAGAGTATAAAATGACTGTTAAGAGACGTTTAATCCGTCGTAAGCCTGTTGAAGAGGAAATTGAGGAAGAAGAGGTCGAGGACGAAGACCTGGAAGTTGAGGAAGAAGAGGACGAGGAAGTTGAGGAAGAAGAGGACGAGGAAGAGGAACCTGCTCCGGTAAAGAAATCTTCCCGTGGTATTGCTCCAAAACCTACTCCCGCACCAGCACCCAAACCTGCTCCCAAGGCAGCTCCCAAGCCTACCAAGAAAGTGGTAGAGGAAGAAGAGGAAGAGGAAGAGGAACCTGCTCCTTCCAAGAAAGTGAAAGTTCAGAAAGTTGAACAGACAGTTGCCAGTGCCATCTTGTTAGAGGCTGTGCAGCACCTGGAGGATGGTAAGACCTTGGTTATTTCCAACCTCGGCAACGGAAAGTTTGGAGTAAGCTATTCTGAAGAGATTCAGACGGCAGCCTCCAACAAACTGCGTGGTAAGTCCTACTACGACACGGTCACTTCAGACGAGCATAAAGCCTGGAGTACGGAATGGAAACAGAAAAGCTATGAGGAAAAGGTGAAATTTGCCAAGAAGAAAGGCATCAAATGGGATGCTCAGCCTAATCCTCGTGTTGACGTTATCCATCTGACCGAGGCAGTTCGTTTGGCTCTGGGTATTGAGAAATACAAACCGGAATATCGCTCTCGTTCAGCTCGTGCTGCCCTGCGAGGTTAATCAACAATCAAATAGATGCCGAGGAACTTGCAAAAGTTCCTCGGTAGTGTTTGGAGGATAACATGAGTGTGAGTAAGAAGGTTAGAGTAGCTATTATAGGAGTGGGGAATTGTGCATCTTCCCTGGTACAAGGAGTAGAATATTATAAGGATGCAGGGGATGTAGACATAGTTCCTGGTATTATGCATGTAAATCTTGGTGGTTATAGCATTGGAGATATACAAATTTCCGCTGCATTTGATGTGGTGAAAGGTAAAGTAGGGTTAGATTTATCCGATGCAATATTTGCTTATCCTAACAATACCTATAAATTCTGTGACGTGCCACCCAAACATATTCCTGTTCTACGTGGTATGACACACGATGGTCTGGGAAAATATCTGTCGGAGATAGTAGAGAAAGACCCAGGACCGACAGTTAATGTAGCTCAGGTTCTAAGAGATACTGGCACTGATGTAGTAGTAAACTATTTGCCAGTTGGCTCGGAAGAGGCGACCAAATGGTATGTTGAGCAGGTACTGGATGCCGGATGTGCTTTTGTGAATTGTATCCCTGTGTTTATTGGTAGTCAACCGTATTGGCAGAGAAGGTTTGTTGAAAAGCATTTGCCGATAATTGGTGATGATATAAAGAGCCAGGTGGGAGCTACTATAACTCACAGAGTTCTTACATCACTGTTTGAGGACAGAGGTGTAAGGTTAGATAGAACTTATCAACTGAACTTTGGTGGCAATACGGATTTCCTGAATATGCTGGAGCGTGAGCGTTTGGAGTCTAAGAAGATTTCCAAGACGAATGCTGTAGTCAGTATGGTGCACTCACATGATTTGAATCCTGATGATGTACATGTTGGTCCAAGTGATTACGTTCCCTGGTTGACTGACCGGAAGTTCTGTTACATAAGGATGGAGGGAACAACCTTTGGAAATGTTCCTCTGAACCTCGAGCTGAAGTTAGAGGTATGGGATTCCCCTAATTCTGCAGGAGTAGTGATTGACGCTGTCCGATGTGCAAAACTAGCTATGGATAGGGGACAATACGGTGAGTTGATAGCTCCCTCAGCATATTTCATGAAAAGTCCCTTTATACAGGTAGAAGATGATGTAGCTAGAGATGCTCTTCTAGATTGGATTAAGCAATAATGTCAAAAGAAACTACTGTGCCAGATGGATTTGGGATTGAAACTCCTGAATGGCATCTCAATAAGATAACAGAATTCACGAAACTCAAACAGCAGATAGGTGAGCCAAGTCCACACCTGACGGTAGTAGGTTATCTATGCCAAGACCTGGAGCTGATGGAGCGTGTATGGTTGATAGGTTGCTACGCTGCGACGTATTGTCTTCCATCTGCGCAGGTCATATTTGCGTTCTGGTCACACACCGATGTCAGAAAACGTCCTGATGAATTCCAGCAATGGTTGACGGAGAACTGGAAAGGTATTGTTACTAGAACAGAACGTAGGACTGTAAGGACTGCTCCAAAGATGGCAAAATGCCTGGTTAGCTATGCGAACTGGCAGCGTGATGAGTTTCCCAGGATACGCAAGCTAAAGAATGATTCTAGCTTGACAGATAAAGAATACTACGATATCGTGTGGGAATCATCAAATCAGGTTTGGAGTTTCGGAAGGTATATTGTTATCAGGATGATAGAGGGTTTGCGCAGGTATTGTGCTATTCCGGCACAATTGTATGATTTACGTTCCATAGGTGGGTGGTCTCCTAAGAAATGCCTGTGTTACTTATATCCTGATTATGCTGATGTTATACTGAAAGACGACAAGGAAGGTAACAGGGTTACAAATGAACTATTTGAAGACCTCCTAACAACGATGCGTAAGAAGCTTCCAAGTTTAGATTATTATGTGTTAGCAGCCATGCTTTGTGAGTATAAGGGAGCATATGAGAACCACCATCAGTATGTGGGATGGACCATTGACCAGGAACCTCTTCTGTATGATAAGGTTATAGCCTATTGGGGAAAGGAATTAGACCCCAAGGAGCTATGGGAAGCCAGGGCAGCATCATTTCCAAGAAAAGTTCTTGGTGAATTTGGTGGATGGAATGGTACACGCTGGGAGTTGGCTAAAATCCTGCGGGACTACGGTTACAATTGGTCTGACCTGAAATATGATTATGTTTCCACGCTAAAGAGTGGAGACTTTTCTAAGCCAGTGAGGTGGCACAATGGGACAAACTAGGAACAGAATAAATACAGTTGTTAATGACAGGTTATATCAACGAGGACAAATTTTATCCTGGAAAAGAGCAGATAAATTGGCTCTTTTCGAGGAGTTGAATATAGGCATAGTTGTGAACTTTTGGCCAAAATTAGACCCTGATATGTCAGATATGCCATGTTGGTACTGGTATCTTCCCTCAGGCTCTGATGACATGGTAAGTACACGAGTATCCAAGATGGCTCGTCTGTTAGCTAGTTTGTTAACTCATGGAGATTATTCTGCTCTTATATTGTGTGAGGCAGGTAAGACCAGGTCAGTATTCTTTGCTGGATTAGTTGTTCATTATATGCAGAATATTGCTGGCACAAAGGTATTGAGAGTGCTGGATAATACCATACCAGGAAACAGGATGAAGCCTTATATGTTGGAATATTTTAGGAATCTTACATGATAATAAACATACGAGGTACTTCAGGTTCGGGCAAGACACATACTGTTAGGAAATTTATGGAGTATTGTGGGCTAGAGACCAGGTTGTATATGGAAGATAAGGTTATAGCTCATATGGTGCACTTTGACTTGATGCCTGTATATTTCATAGGTTCTTATGTGAACGTATGTGGGGGATGCGACAGTATTCCTACTCAGGATATGGCATGTAGTCTGGTAAGGCATTTCAGTCAGTTTGGGCATGTGATATTTGAAGGTTTGCTTATGAGTCATCTGTATGCCAGATATGCAGCCTTATACCTGGAATTAACAGAGTTTGGAAATCCTTTCATATTTGCGTATATGGATACTCCACTTGACCTGTGTATAGATAGGGTTAAGCAGCGTAGATTAGAGAAAGGTAATCTGAAGGAGTTTAATCCACAAAATACCATTTCTCACTATGAGTCTACTTGGAGCACTGAAACTAAGTTTCAGGCTGTAGGTATTGCTACCTGCCATATAAATCATAGAAAGAATCCAGTTACTCAGATAATAGAACTCATAGACAGAGATAGATATATGAGTTTCGATTACAGCTATCGTGAGGAGTCATTTCGATGAAATTCGATGAGAAATTACTAAGTTGGTACTGGTATTTTATCAATGAACGGCATGCGATTTATCTCCGTAGAGAAAGAGGGGATGAATGGCCATGGACAGACGATGAAATACTTATGACATACAAGTTTACCAATATCTTCCGTGAGTTAGACACAGGCACGATTTGGCTCAGGGAGAATATCCGTGAACCTTATGCGTTGCACCCTGAGTTATTCTTCAATATAGCTATGTATAGGCTATACAATTACATCCCAACTGCTGCAGAGATAATGGAAAAGATAGGATTTATAGAGAACGCTTGGCAGTTGGATGATGTAGTGAAGCTAGTATATGCCAGGCAAAAGAGAGGGGAAAGGATATTCACTGGTGCTCACATGATTACTGGTACACTTGGTGGTGATAAGGTTCATCAGGTGTTTGAGTTATGCCTTGGAGAATTGTGGAAGAACAGAAAGGCATTAGAACCAAGAAACATTGACAATTTGAAAATGTCTTTTAACAGACTAAACAAGCATAATCCAGGTTATGGTCCTTTCATTAGTTATGAGGTTATAACAGACCTGCGGCATACCAGATACCTGCAAGATGCCAATGACATTATGATGTGGGCTAATGCTGGTCCTGGAGCCATGCGTGGGATTTGCAGGTTACTAGGTTTGAAAGTAAAGACTATGAAGGGTGGAGTTCCGAGTTTGGAAATCCGACACCAATATCCTAGCAAGGAAGAATATATAAAGTACATGAGAGCATTGCTGTCTACGTCTGACGATACTTTGGAGAAATGGTTGCCAAACTTGGAAATGCGGGATATTGAGCATTCCCTCTGTGAATGGGATAAATATGAGAGGGTTAGGAATGGTGAAGGACGTCCTCGCAGTAAGTATGTTCCTCCACAACTGAGACAACAAGTTTAGTTAATCATGAAAGGCAAACTAGTATATTACAGGTCCTTAGACAAGAAGGGATTGCTGACAAAAGCAGTATTAGACCAGATAATCCTTGACTTTTCCAATAATATGCAATACGCTCCAGAAGAAATTGTAGCTAGAAGTGATGAAGTCGGAGATGATATTAGGGATTTAGTGACAGAAGTTACTAAAGGGTGTCCACCAGGACATGTTATAGTTTACCCTGTCATATCCAGAACATCTAGAAGATTTTATGGAGAGAGGAATCCACAATGAATTTCAAGAACGTAACTGTAACAAAGGAAGAGTTTGCTAATGTTCTGTTTGCATCCGCAAAGGTTATGACCCTGGTTGGTCTGATAAAGGAAATCACTGACCTGGTGTATGACAAGAATCAGGATTATGGGGATGCCTGGCAACGATACGGTATATTCACTCCTCTTATTCGCATCAACGATAAAATATTGCGCACTGAGACGCTGTCGGATGGAAGGCAAGCAATAATCGCTGATGAAGGTATTGAGGAAACTCTGAAGGATATTGTAGGCTATGCAGTACTTGCTCTCATGTGGCTGAATGTCAACACAGATGTAAAGTTGGAAAAGTTGACTGCACAAGAAAGATTTTGGGATTTAGCAGACAATGCTGACAGACAAGCCAGGTAAGAATAATCCTATATGCCAAGAATGTGGTCTTTATAAAGGCTGCATTTCTCCGTTCATGAAGCCAAGTGGTTCAAAAGAACCACGAGTCCTAATAGTAGGAGAGGCTCCAGGAGAAGAGGAAGATAAGCATGGCATACCTTTCTACGGAAGGTCTGGAGTGTTACTACGCACCACAGTAGAAGGTGTAGGATTACAGAATGATGAAGTGACTTACACGAACGTGGTCAGGTGCAGACCTCCAGATAACAAGATTTCCAAGAATGCTATAAAATATTGTAAAGTATTTGCTCTTGATGAAATACACGAATATGACCCAGAATATGTGTTACTTATGGGGAACAGTCCGTTAGAGGGGATTCTAGGCGAGATAGGCATAACGAATTGGCATGGTGTTATAATAAAGAAGTTTGGTAGAAAGTATATGCCTTTGTATCATCCTGCATATATACTACGGAATGCTTCTGTGACTGACGAGTGGTTGACAGCGTTCTTATCTATAACCGAGGATGAAAAGGAAGCACACGAGTATGAGCTGATAATACCTCATACACAAATAGAAGTGAAGCAGATGCAGATGCACCTGGAGGAATGGCAGCATATTTCTTTTGATACTGAGGTGACTTCTCTCAATCCGTTCTCTGGGCATTGTAAACTATTAGCAGTATCATTTGCTGTTCCAGGTAGGAAATATGCTGTACCTTTGGACCATAAGAAGAGTTGGTTTAGGAATAACGTAACTGTAAAGACTGTTATAAGAGATATATTAGAAAGTCATACTGGTGGAGTGATAGGACAAAATCTCAAATTCGACCAATTGCATGCTAGGAGGCACTTAGGAGCATATTTCACAGGCTATTCAGACACCATGCTTATAAGCCATATGTTAGATAGCAAGCCAGGACTACACGGTTTGAAGAGATTGGCAGGTATATACTGTGGGATGTATGGTTATGAGGCTGAATTAGATGCTTATGTTACATCACACAGGGAGGCCAACCCAAGATTTGGTGGCAACTATGGTGAGATACCTTTGGAAATCTTGTTGCCATACGCTGCAGCAGATGCTGAGGCGACACTAAAAGTGTATGATACGTTATATGATAAGCTAACACCTAAGCAGCGGAATCTATTGAAAGAACTAGTTATGCAGTTCAGTGATATGTTGTGCGAAATACAGCATAATGGTATGGTGTTAGATAAGCACATGACTCGTAGGTATGTTAATTTGTATGAGTTGTTCTACAACGATTTATACACTAAGCTAATACATAATAAGCATGTAAAGAAACTCTTGGAAATCCATAAAGACAAGAAGGATTTCAAATTCAATCCGAATTCTAATCCTCAAATAGCAGAGCTATACTTTGATATATGTAAGATTCCTGTGGCTGAATATACTCCCACTGGAAAAGGCTCTACCAAGGCAACTCTCTATAAGAAAATAGAGCCAAGATTTCCAATATTGTATAGTGTGAGACAGTATAAATTGCTGGGTAAGATGCTGTCTACTTATCTTAGACCTGCAGATACAGGTTCATGGTTGTCAGATGATGGCAGAGTAAGGTCAACATATAATTTGCACGGCACCAGGACTAGTCGTATATCTAGCAGCAATCCGAATCTACAAAATATTCCGACGCCAGAGAAGGAACCTGGCACGTTGCTGGAGTATAAGCCTATAAAGAATATATTCACTCATTCCTATGTAGACCTGGCAGCTAAGAACTATGTAGATAGGTATTGTGGTGGGGTGTTATTATCTGCTGATTATTCAGGTATGGAACTTAGAGTATTTGCCAGCCTTGCCAGGTGCAAACCGATGATAGAAATACATGAGTCAGGTATGGACTTTCACACAATGGTTGCCAGTATGGCTAGTGGTATTCCCTATGCTAAAATTGATAAGCCTACCAGATACATATACAAATGGACGAATTGGACTTTACTTTATGGAGGTGGTGTAGGAACTCTGGTGGCTATGTATGATATGAGTGAGGATGAGGCTAAGACGGTAGTAGATAGGTATTATAAACAATTTCCTGAGGTACTGGAATACAGACAGGAATGTGTGGAGTTTGCGGAGAAGAACGGTTATATAGAAAGTCCATTTGGTAGGAGGGAGGGATTATCAGAGATAAATAGTCAGGATAAGCAATACAGGTCAAAGGCAGCACGTGAGGCTATAAACATGCCAGTGCAATCTGCTGCATCAGACCTGACTTTATGTGCTGCTACGATTATTTCCAACCAACTGAGCGGCAGTGATGCTAAGCTAGTAAACACAGTTCATGATAGCATATTGCTTGATGTTCCTAGACGTGAAATAGATGCCATTGCAGATATGTGTATAGATGCAATGGAAAACATAAAGGAATTCAAAGAAGATTATTTTCCCAGTATAGACTTTGATTGGTTGATATGTCCACTCAAGGCAGATATTGAAGTAGGTACTCACTATGGTTCAGAAATAAGTATAGAGGAATGGGAGGGCTTGTATGGATGACGATGACTTGTTACTAGTTCAAATAGAAGCACTACAGTCTTCTGTTGAAATGGTGAATTCTCTTATGGAACAAAACCGAGAATTGATAACAGCCTTAGAAAGGATTGTATCGGCAAAGTATTGGATTGGTAGGGATTATAAATTATTTGCCGAAGGAATTTTGCTAAAGATGAAGGAGAAACGCAATGGGTAGAGTAATAGAAGTTATGTTCCCTGGTGACGAGAAAGTAATAATAAATCTTGATGAACTCTTGGAAATCCATGAAGAAAATCTGATATCTGAATATGCCAAACAGGCATCATTTTATGCTTATTATGGCACGCTATATAACCGTGCTGATAGGTCGGTTATGGAGTTGGATGCTAAGAAGGAATCCTTGTATGCCGAGATAGAATTGGACTATAGAGAGGAATATAAGGATGAGAAGACCACAGAGGGTAAAATCAAGTCATTAGTCTTGACGGATGAGAGTTATGCCAAACAGCTGACAAAATACAACTATGCCATATACCGCAAAGGTATTATGCGCACGCTTATGGATGCGTTGAAGATGAGAGCAGATATGCTAGTATCTATGGGAGCACATTTGCGTGCGGAATATGAGCAAACTGGCATGAACATGAAGAGGGATAAATTCCTCGAAGACTTTGAGGCTAGTTTAGACAAGATAAAGAAGAAGCAAGTTTAGTATAATATGATGAATATGCCAGCTCTGCAACCCATAGAATTCAGCCTCCATGGGATGGGCAGCAAAACGATCTAGCTCCACAACGTGGTTCGAGTCCTCGGCTGGCACTTGAGTCCGCAAAGACTTAATAAAATTTGAAAAGGAGAAATATGAGTACAAAAGTAGTTCCCACGAAACAGGTCAATAAACTTGATAAGTTACGAGAGAGGTTGTCCCAAATTGATACCGGAATGGGTTCCGGATTCTTCGGACCGAAAGAAGGTCGTAACCTTATCCGAATTCTGCCTCCTGTGGGCGATATGGAGTTTTTCTTTCAGCCAGTAGGTAAACATTACTTCCCTCCGGATGGCAAGAAGTATTCCTATTGTCCAAGTTTCACAAGCGACGGTGAGCTGCCGTGTCCAGTTTGTGAATTGGTTACAGAATTGAAGAACGCTGGAGAAAAGAAACTGTCTGATGATTTACGTGTAAAGCGTTCTTTCTGGATGAATGTAATCAACCGAGACGATGAAGGCAAGGGTGTTGCAGTATATACACCTGGCATAATTGTATTCTCGGAGATTTCCAGTCTGATTACAGACCCAGATTATGGTGATATCACTGACGTTCTGAACGGTTATGATATCATCGTTGAAAAGAGTGGTACAGGTAGAGAGACCGAATACCACGTCAAACCTCGTCCCAAAGTTACTCCTCTAACAGCGGATGAGGACCAGCTGGAAGCGTGGTTGGAAAAGGCTAAAGACTTGTCGTTCATAGAGGTCAGTGATGACCCAGAGGAAGACAAGACTCTGTCTAAGGGACACGCTATCTATGTTCTTCCCTACGACCGCATCATGAAAGAGTACAAACTGGATGAATTCTTTGGTGCTGAGGAAGAAGAGGAGGAAGAGGAAGAAGAGGCTGAGGAAGAAGAGGAGGAAGAAACTCCCAAGCCTAAAAAACATGCAGTAACCGAAGAGGTAGAATATCGTCGGCAGCGACGTGCTGTTCGGAGATAGTATTGAAAATCTGTCACTTTGCGGACTCACATATAGGTGCTAGTACAGACGGTCCAACGGATTCAGAAACTGGCTTGAACGGGAGAGTGCTAGATTTTCTGGATTCGTTGGACTGTTTAATTGACTATTGCATAGATAACAATGCAGATATCGTGTTATTTGCAGGGGATGCCTTCAATAAACATTCACCAAATGCTGTTATGCTGAACGAATATACCAAACGAATATATAGGTTATCACGCTATTGTCCCGTGGTATTGCTGGTTGGAAATCATGATGTTCCTTATGCTAATGCAGAAAAGGTATCATCATTGGCAGTGTATAATGCTCTTAATTTGGACAACATTATAATAGGCAATAAATTCGAAGTTCTGGATATAGATACTAAGGGAGGACCATTACAAGTTGCTACATTTCCTTATCCTTCCAGACAAATATTCAAGTCACAGAAGGACATTTCCAATAAGCTAAAAGAGTTGGAGGAATTGATAGATGATAAATCTCCAGCTATACTACTTGGTCATTTTGGTGTACAGGGAGCAGCTATACAAAGTGGATTAGCAAGCTATCACATAAATGATGAGGCTCAGTTAGATATGTCGTGGTTGAAAAGAGGACCATGGGACTACGTTGCTCTTGGTCATATTCATAACTATCAGATTTTGCATGACTCTCCACCAGTAATATATCCTGGCAGTATAGATAGGGTGGACTTTGGAGAGGAGTTTGACGATAAAGGGTTTGTATGGGTGGATATTTCCAAGAAATCTCTAAGTCATTATTTTGTAAGTGTAAATCCCAGACCGATGGTTACGCTAAACTATTCATTCGATAACACCTCTAGGCATATGACTAGAAAGATAGTAGATGATATAGAGAGTAGAGATTTGAAAGACAGTTTGGTTAGAGTAAGGATTAGTGCTCCAGAGAAATTATCTGATATGATTAGAACTGCAGAAATCTATGATGCACTGAAAGGTAGTTATTATATACACTCATTATCTATAAATCGCATCAGAGATTTGCCTGAATCTAGACTAGGTGACGTTGGTGTTCCGTTATCGTCCCTGCCAAGTTTAGATTTAATAGATAGGTACTTTACATCTGTCAGCAAGCTAGTAGGTAAAGAGAAGAGAGAATTGTTAAAGTTGGCTGCAGATATTGTTCAGGAGGTAGACAATGAATGATATGATAATAGGTATAACACTGGCAATTATTATTTTATTGATTAGGAAATTGGTGGTACAATACGGGATTTCCAAGAAAGAAATAGAACTAGAAAAGATGGCACAGGAAGACATGAAAGAAGCCATGAGGCATTATGACTAAGATTTCTGATGATTTGAAACATAAGAAATTGAGCGTTATGTTCCTTGATGATGATGATTCTCCATGCGTGGTATCGGAGTGGGTAAGTACAGGGTGTTTGGCTCTAGATGCCATAATGGGTGGAGGCTTGCCAGTCGGTAGGTTAGTAGAAATATTTGGAGACCCCTCGACTGGCAAGTCTCTTATAGCATCTCAGATAGCAGCCATAGCACAGCAAATGGAAGCTACGGTATTATACATAGATACTGAGACAGCGGTATCTAAAGACATGATGGCTGAGGTAGGAGTTGATATTTCCAAACTCCTATACTCATCTCCTGATACAGTTGAGGAAGTATTCACGATTATAGACGAAACGATAGAATCTAAGCTGAGCGTAGACCCTGATGCTTTACTAGTTATAGTATGGGACAGTATAGCTGCCACCTCTATCCAACAGGAAATGGATGCTGACTTTGGAAAAGCTACAATGGGAAGGCACGCTGCACTTATAAGCCAGGGACTCAGGAAGATTACCAGGAAGATAGCTAAGAACAGTGTTTGCTTTATAGCCTTGAACCAGACCAAGGAAAAGATAGGTGTAATGTTTGGGGATAATGTCACTACATTTGGAGGAAAGGCAGTATCGTTCCACTCTTCTATTAGACTTCACCTTCACATGGGTGGTAAGATAAAGATAGACAAGCATATAATAGGCATAAATGTGAGGGCAGTTACGGATAAGAATAAGGTAGCAATACCTTATAGGGAGGCAATACTTCCGATTTACTTTGGGCACGGAATAGATGATGCTGAGGCAACATATATATTTCTGAAGGATGCAGAGGTTATAGCTGTCAGTGGTTCATCCAATACTATTTCCATCTTTGGTGCAGAATTCAAGTTCAAGAGAACTGCTTGGGATAAACTGTATGAAGATAATTATGATGCTATTGCAGCAATTGTTATGAGTGTCTATGATACTGCTAATTGATGGGAACAATTTGGCATATAAGTGTAGGTTTGTGTTTAGCTTATCCTACAAAGGTATGGATGTTTCTGTAACCTATGGATTCATCAGTGTTCTATCCAGTCTTATGAGCAAATATAAGCCTTCCTCTATTATTGTATGTTGGGATGGAGGATTACCTGATTTCAGACGTGAGGCTCTACCTCAATATAAGGCTAATAGGGTGCATGACTGGGAAGAGGGAGAGCGTGATGAATTCTACAGGCAGATAAATGAGCTATGCGACTTTATACTTCCGATAATGGGAGTTATTTCCATTCAGCAGCAGGGAGCAGAAGCGGATGATTTACTGTATCATGCTTCCAGAATCTTAGACGAGGAAGACATAATAATAGTGACTTCTGACAAGGATTTATATCAGGCATGTAATGGAAATGTTAGAGTTCTTCATGGTGATACGCTCATGACAAAGAAAGATGTAGAGGACTACATAGGGTTGCCATTCAATAACCTAACAGATTGGAGAGCATTACAGGGTGATAAGACTGATAACATTCCTGGTGTAGCTGGAATTGGTCAGGTTACAGCTACAAAACTGCTGGCTATATTTGGGGATGTAGTAGGTGTATATAATGCTGCCATGCGCATAAATCCAAAGAAGGATTTGATGAGTGATAGTATGGCAGCTAGGATTTGTTCATTTGGTATGGCTGCGCTAATAACCAATATAGTGGTGGCAAAACTATATCTGGATAAGGTAGGAGCACGAATAGCTATTATTTCCAATATCTATCCTTACAATGGTGCTAACATAGTTATGCTGAAAAGGTTCTTTATGTCTAGGGCATTCACATCTTTCCTGGCATCAGATTTATTCACTAATGTTAGGAAATTGAAGCCTCCTAAGATAAATCATAAAGCTGTGTTTCCAGTGAATATTGGTAGGAGGTTCCCAGTTGAATAACAAATATTATATAGGTATAGACCCTGGAAAGTCCGGTGGTATAGCTATGATAGATGGTGATAAAGTATATGTAACTCCAATGGTGTTTGATGGAAAATTGATAGATTTTAGAAAGATGGCACAATGGATTACTGAGCGCACCATATTCAGGGAATATGGTAGATTGGCTGCCATTGAGAAGGTTGGTGCTATGCCAGGTCAGGGTGTAGTATCTATGTTCAGCTTTGGAGTTTCCACAGGTGGTATGTTAGGTATTTTAGCAGCCTTGGAAATCCCAACAATTCAGGTTCCACCACAGAGGTGGAAGAAATATACCTTATCGGATACTGATAAGAGTAAGGAAGCTGCAATAACATTCTGCACTATGATGTATCCCAAGGTGAATCTACTTGCTACAGAGCGTTCAAAGAAGCCTCATAGCGGAATATGTGACGCTCTGTGCATTGCGCATTATGCTCGTTATAATTTTTAGACCATTGATGAACAATGATATTCGATGCAGACGAGGTAACAAAATCGGTTGTCGAATGGCAGAGGAATAAATCTGCTATTGCTCTTGACAATATCTATTTAGGAACAGATAAGCTAATTGAAGCAATAGTTTCATACTACGACCCGATATTTAGAGACGACATGATACAGGAGTGTCGTCTCAAATTGATTACTGGGGCATTACAGGGTTATGACTCATCTTATTCTCTGCATACCTATCTGACTACGGTATTCCATAATTGCTGTAAGACTTACATGAAGAAACAATACAGGATTTCCAACCTGTATGAGGACTTTGAGATTGTAGAAAAGGAACCTATTATAAATGTCAAGGATACTGATACCATAGAAGATGTAGTTTGTAGGAATAGGGAGAGATTTCCTTCTATGCCAGTAGAAGTTATAGATGACATATCCGAATATATTCTTACCAGATTGACTGATGACATGAGTAAGAAGCGTGGTATGGTTATAGAAATTATGACTAATTTTGGAGTATCTAGACATATAGCTACAATAATCTATCATAGCACCATAATATATTTGCGTGGGAAGTATGACATAAACACTATAAACATTTCCAAGAGTTCTTATGAATTTTCGTTGTTGCCTGATTTGCGGGAAGAACTTGGTGAGGCAGCTGTTCATAGGTTGACTTTAGTGTTTTCAGGACTATGTGTTAAAATTCCATAAGCGTATATATTATGGAGATGATATGATTTTCCTATTCAAGCCTATTAAGCCACCACGACTAAAAGTAGATGCCATGCGTTTCGCACTGCTATCTGGGATGCATGAAATTAAGCGTGGCATGTTAGGGGATTGGAAACTCATAACTGATACCTGGGACCATAAGGTATTCTGGGATGTTCAGATTTCCCTGAAAGGTGGTCCAACTGTATTAGTAGGTTCCGACGACCAGATATTACGTTGGTTGAATGACGGAACCAAACCACATAGCATACCAAAAGGAAAAGGTAAGAAGACTTTGTGGTATCAACCTGGATTTACTCCAAAGAGCACGCCAAATGTTATAGGTTCCAAGAAGGGTGGTAAGTATGGTCCGTTCATAAGTCGCAAGAAAGTTTTCCACCCTGGATTTGAAGCAAGGAACTATGAAAAGGTTCTGAAGGAAAAGTGGGAACCTAGATTCAAGAGGCGTATGGAGCAGGCTATGCGGGAAGCTGCCAAGAAGTCTGGACATGGAGTGTGACTATGGAAGTTAAGGTTATAGGTATTGTTAAGAGGGCTGCCATTGTTGAGTATTTCGATAATGGTACTAAGCATAGATGTATAATTCCGGAAGAATCTCTTGGAAATGGAAATGTAGTCAGGGATGAACTACTATCCGCATCCATTCCTTATGGGGTGGATTGGGAGTTTCAATTAGAGGGAGTTATCGGCAAGGCAACACCGGAATTAATCGCTGAAGAATTCCACAAGGTTGGCATATGGACGGCAGAAGATGTTATGAACAACTCCAAGGCTGTACAGGGAGTATTACAAACCGTCTATGGATACGACTTTGCGGGAATCATAAATATAGCTAAAAGTTTGCTACACAAGTAGGAGGTTACTATGTCCGAAGCATTTTCACTAGCAGGTGAGGGAGTTGTCTGGATTCAACCAGACGGTCCTAACACCGAGCCAAAGGTTCTCGCTTGCCACATGGTGGATACGATAACCGAGCCGAAAGGCGATATTACCACTTTCTACTGTCCAGACCCTGCAATTCCAAACAAGTTCAATGTGAAAGGTAGTTTCCAGGGTGCTCCTGGAGCGATAACCTTCACAATCGAGACAGACCTTCTCAAGACAGCAGATTATCTTGAGAGGGTTAAGTGCCCTGTCCCGATTTATATTGGAAAAGTGTCTTGCGGTAGGAAGAATGTGTTCAGTGCGTATGACCGCATGTTTGTCATGGAGAACAGCTGGCTGACCAATAAGACGGTTAGCAAGATGGTTGCTAGTGCTCCTGACAACCAAGACCGTACAAAACAGACTTTCGATATCAGCTCTGAAATTATGCTGAGAGTATTCACTCGGAAGGCTGTCAGACAAGCAATTGCCGAGACCGAAGCATTAAACGCTATCACTACGTGCAGCGATTTCCAATGTGCAGGTGATTGCGGAGCAGGGACCGATGTGGGTGAGAATCTATTCGTGGGTGGAGACACCCTGGCTGGTTCTCCTGTCAATACCTCAGATGTTTGGGAAACTGCTGATGCTGGAGCGAATTGGGTGCTTGCTCCGTCAGACCCATTTGCTGGTGGTGAAATTATTGCTGCCATCCAATGCGTGAAGATTGACCGAGACACTGTTCGTGTAATTGTTGGTCGTGGAACCACCGATGCTGGTAATCCAGCAGAAGTAGCTTATAGCGATGATGGTGGAGTAACATGGACTTATGTGGATGTAGGTACTGTTGACGGTCAGTATTTCATAGGACCAAATTCCATATTTGTCTATGATTTCTACAACATCTACGCTGTAACAACTGGTGGCTATATCTACAAGAGTGCAGATGGTGGTGTTACCTGGGTTGCTCAGTCATCTGGTAGTATAACAGTGCAGAACCTGTACGCAATTCATTTTGCGGATATTCTGAACGGTTACGCTGTAGGTGCTGCCAATGTAATTCTTGCCACTATTGACGGTGGCACGACCTGGTATGCTCTTGTAGCTCCTGTAGCACAAGCAGGTGTGACTGCTCTGTCCGTGTGGGC